AGTCCTCGGTGTCATGGAAGCCGAGTGCCTTTTCCACGGCCGCGATGTTCCCGTCTGTATAGAAGTGGCGTTCGCCCAAGTTGGGGTAGAACTGCTGTCCCTTCTCGATGCGGGGAGGCATCGACAATATTGCGGCATTGACGTCGGAGAGCTGTGAGGCGAGCGCGTCGGCGAACCATTGCGGGGATAAGATATCAACGTTGACGTAACTCGAAACGATTAGGAACATGCTCTGAGCCTTTTCATGGTGGCGAAGATTGTACCAGCGTTCCATCCAGCGGTTCGCGGTCTTGTATTTGTTCAGATATTCTTGGCGGTCGGCATCGGCCTGCGTGCGGTAGAACTTTCTTGCACGGCGTCGTTCGCTATGGAGGCCGTTTTCCATACGAGAAGTAAGGTCTCGGGGTCCATTTCCTTGGCTCCTTTGAAAATCCAGTCGTATTCGCCGGTATTGCCGGTGTTGGGCATGTCGGTCGTGAAGGTTTCACCCAGATAGAAGGGAGAGTGTCCGAATTGCAGACGGTAGCCGCGTCGGGCTTTGAGGAGGTTGCCGATCTTGGCTTCGGCAAAATATTTCACCTCGTCGCCGAATACATGGACATAGGAGCGTCCGGCAAGGGACGCCGGGCGATCGAGCGAGCCGAAGGTAATGTTCAATCCGGTGAAAAATACGATTGTCCGCTTGTAGGAGATGATTTTGTTGTAGGGTTTCCAGAAGTAGGGCTTGAGCCATTTCGGGAGGTCGGCGCATTCCTTTTCCGTGAAGGTTGGCGGTTGTTTCTCTACGACATAGTGGACGCCATCGCGGAACCCTTTGCGCTCGAGGGCTTCGAATACCATCGGGAGGACGTTCGCCGTGAGGTTGGCGAAGGTATCGGCCACCCATGCCACCGGGGCCCCCGGCATGTCGTAGACCATTTCTATCAGCCGTTCGACTTGTATTTCGGTCGTCTTGGCCGAACCTCGTCCGGCGACGAGCCGAAGTTTACGGGGCATGACCATCGCGCAGAATTGGGCGAGCCAGTTCATAAACTGGAGATCGACATAGGCTTTCTTCTCAGGCCCTTTAATTTTCGCTCTGTTTCCCATAGTTCAGAATTTCGATGATGTCCACGTCCTCTATGAGCGACTCCCTGCGGAGACGGCTCTTGGTTGCTTCCGGAATGTTGAGTCGCTGAATCTGGTCGTTGATCTCCTGGCGGTTCACGGGCGGGAGGCCGATCACATCGGTCGTCAGCGAAAACACGCGCAAGGGTCGCATGTACATTTGCGGCGGCAGTCGTTGGATTTCGGGCTCGTCGAGTTTGCGGATTTTCGCAGCCTTGGCAATGATCTCGCTGACGGCTTCGTAGTCTTTAGGAGTCGTTGCTACGTTCTTCGCAGCGTGAGCCAAATCTTCGAGCAGTTCGGCATATTTATTCCGGAGGGCCTCCTTGGTCGTGTTCCGATTGGAGTAAAACAGCGCGTCGGCCTGGTTATAATAGTCCACGGCCCGGTCGTAACTATATCCGAGTTGCTGGGTCAGAAACTTGATCGCAGCTCGTTTGCCCACCTGGCGATCTATGGAGTTGATGATCGAGAGCAGGTCGAGAAATAGCTTTTCGTTGTTCGAGAGATCATTCGTGCGGCCTTCTGCCATGTACTCGTAGACGCGGCGAAAGGCTTTCTCGTTGTCGAAAGTGCCGAATATGTCGAGTTTCGAGGTTTTGAACGACTTTTCGCGCCGGATTTTTTCGAGGTGGTTGATAGCCGGCAGGTCGCCGGCTTCAGCGTTGCTGAGCAGTTTCTTATTAATCGTTGCCAACGCTTGCAGGCGTCCGCGGGTTATGGCCAGCGTGACGATGCTCTCGGGATCGTTGTATTCGGCGGTGAATTGGGCGATGTCGAAGCTGAAATAGATGGCCATGTCACGCGGTTCCCACTCTAAGGCCCCGAATTGCTGGAGTTCTTCGATTTGCTCACGGGTTAAGGTGTCCCCGATTCTATTTCGCTCGTAGATTTGTTTGGGCATTGGTGTAGGCGTCTATGAGTTTATCCACTTCAGCCAGAAGTGTCTCCTTTTGGTGTCGGCGCTTTTCCCGCTCGGCTTGCAGGTAGGGTTTTGTCCCTTTTTTGATTTCGTCATTGATGCGCCAGATTGCCGACCGTAGGCGCCGTTGTTCGGCGAGCAGCTCCACGATGTTCAGTCCGTGGAGTTGTTGCCGTTGGCGCAGGTACTCGAAAATCCGATGTTTGCCGAGTATCGCACCATGTTCTCGATAGTAGTCGAGTTCCTGGAATATCGCGCGGTTTTCCTGAAAGTTCTCGATGGCCTCCCGGGCGGTGGTGTAACACTCGTTGAGTGTTGTGCAGTCGAACAGCCGTTCGTGTGCCTGGATATACCGTTCGTGTGCTGTGATTTTATCCGCAGCGAGGATTTTTAACTCGGGCGGACAATCCGGAGCCCGGAGGAAGGGAAAATCGTCGCGGAATCTTCGTCGCGCAGGGCGTGCCTCTTCGCTTGGGGGTGTTATGCCGGCCAGGGTGCACAATTTTTCAATCAGCAAGGGCCGGTATTTCGCGGGCTTTATTTTGACGAGTGACGCGAATCGGGTGTTGTTGCTGAATTGAGAAAAGAGCAGGAGGCCGGCTGTGACCTCGGCTCCTGCTCTCAACCATGCGCGGATTTCCGCCGTCAAGCTATCATTCATCCTTTACGAGTAGCGCGAGTCGGCTTTTGATGGCGGCGAAGCCTTCACCGTAGGCGCAGATGAAACGCTTTCGGATGAGTGCCTCGGCGACGGTTCCCATGCACTCAGGACACCGTACGGCATAGCTCACGGTGTTGCCGAAAGTCATGCCGATTTCCTCGGGCAGCTCTCCG